CGCTGTCGCAGCCAAGGGAAGTGATTCCGAAAAAGCACCACCTGTAGCATTGCACAAAAGAATTTCTTTACTACCCGCCACCGTAGCGGTATCGGCTGTCGTTACAACACGATTTACCCAATTACTAGCTACGAGCAATTGACTATCAATGATATCCAAATCGTCATTAATCTGGTAGCCCCACAAATCTTGGTCGACGGAATTTCCTACGCCTGGCTTAACCAAATCATAATAAGGTGTGGTTGTGCTCATTATCCCTCTCTATATGCGAAATCTCCCATGTGGGAAACTTTGGCATCATGGTCAACATATATTTTCACGCCATGTGCGCGTACATGTCCGCAAAAGTAATAGTCCTCGCCTATGAATGCGTTACGCTCCGGCATCCAGCGTGTTTCAAACCAAGGCTTTGGCAAATCTTTAACTGCATCAAGATCGATTAGTACTGCGCCAAATCCAACCCATCCGGCTTCTTCTAGTCCTGACTTACCAGAACTTGATAAAGGAAGGCCATCAATCCCATGTGACTGCGGATTGCGCTGAGCCGTTTTATTGCTGTAGTTCGCGGCTACAACCTGCTTTTTGTGTGCCGCCAATCGCTCAAATAGGTCGCTTTCAAAGGCCATATCGTCGTCAAGAAACAGGATATGCGTATATCCGCTTTGGATAGCATGCTCCATGGCCATTTGCCGTGCCCTTGGTAACACGGATGTCCCTGTCATGGCGTTCATTGTAAAATCAATTCCAGACCTAGCCACAGCAACCACAAGGCCACAAATGGAAGCCCCGAATTGAGGCTTCCAATCTCGGCAACTTGGGATAGCAATATACAGCCTCATTATGCAGCCGATTCGATCACGTGGTAGTTATAGACGGACGTATCAGATGCAGTCCCCGCAACGGTGAAGCCAGTGCTAGGCGTAATCGTTTTAATGGAAGGAACTGCACCAACTGTACCGCCAACTGTTTTAAGCGTAAAAACAACGCCAGAGTTGGCCGTAATCGACGTGTTGCTAACGGTTACCGGAGTGGCCCCGTTCAGCGTGACAGTGCCAGTTTTGCCATTCGCACCTTGCTTGAGCACGAGCGTTTTTGCGGCCGCGCTCATGGTAAGATCAGCCGCCGCCGTAACGCCTGCCGTAGCCGTGATTGCGCCGGTAAAGGTCGATGTGCCAGTGACTTGAAGAGATTTCAGAATGACTTGCGCAAATCTGCGTAGCCCCCCTAAAGTTGGTGCGCCTGCGGTCATGATTTACCCTTTCTTTCTGTTTTTTGGGTTAATATGAAGTTAACATACTCGTGATCGTAAGAGAGCCTGTGGCGTTGTTCTTACGGGTTGTAACCAGAATGTTCTGGTACTCTGTTTGCGCCTGCTGCCAAAATGCGCTGTACATATTCATATCTTGGCGGAAGTCGCGGGAAGCATAGGCCGCTGCCGTGTATTGCAGTAATGGCGCGGCCAAAGTCGAAAAATCGTTGGTATCGCTATCGGCGCTAAAATCTTCATATTCCTTAAGATAAAAATAGCGCAGCGTATAGTCACGGTCAGGTATTGGGTACACCTGAAATCCTGAATTAGCCTGCTTTGAATACCACCACGGCTGGCCAATCCCGTTGGATAAATACATGGCGTTATACTGGCTTTCGCTGACCTTTTTTAGCGGGTAGCGTATGCCGCTATATTCAATGACAAAGGCGTCATCAACTGACGGCAGCTGCCAATCTGACGGAAGCATAATCGCTGCATTACCTTGGGCTAAGGTGTCGGTTCCTGTGACTTCGTTGAACCAAAAGCGGTTATTCTTCCAAAGCCCAAGGGCCATGTTGATGCAGTCGCCAACATCGGCAGAAGAAACAGCGGTGTTGTTAGGGTCTAACAACCTTTTTGACACCCATGTTTTCATCTGTCCGAAGTTGGCCATAATTTATTCCTTAAGCAACCAGAGGCGGTTGATCGTAGGTGACAGGCACATTGAACGTGATAGAGCCGGTAGTAGTCGTGGCGGCATTAACCTGCACCACAACCCAGCCATTTCCAGTCGTCACGTAGTCCATCCAAGTAGTTGCCGTAGGAGCAACAAAACCAGACGATTGCGGTGCCGTTGATGCCGCCGTAATCAGGGTAAGGTTCGTCGTTCCTTCCGTCGTATTCTGATATTGCACACCCCAATCCAACGTCACGTTGGTCGAGCTGTCCAAGTCTGCAGAATACACGTTATAGCCACTCAAAGATGCGAGGGACATACCGGCAGTGAAAGGAAACAGACCGATAATAGCATCAGTAGCAGTCGATGCCGGAACCGAGACGGAACCAGAAAGACGGCGCACTGCACCAGAACGGTCAACTTTCGCTTTGCTAAAGTCGGTATAGTTTCCAGCAAAACCAGTGGGCACAATATTAGGAAAGGTATCAGCCATTTTTCATCTCCTTACGAGTGCGGTGCAGCATAAGTCGAGATAACAAACACGCCAATATCCGATGAGTTCGATGCAACAGTTTTTTTCAAACCGTAAATCATACGCCCTTCAAGGCCTTTGTAGTATTCGTAATCTTTCAGCTGCGAAAAATACTTGAGAGGAACGGACGAATCAGACGGACGGCCACCAAACGGCGACGCGAAAGTCAGAGCGTCTTTCCCAACAAGCACGGCCCGACGAACAGTCGTGATAACGGCAGACGTGGACGAGTTAACACCATATGCCACACGAGGTGCGGAATAAATGTTCACGCGGCCATACTGACCGAGACACGGCATGGTTTCATACAGGCCACCGTTGAGCTGTTCAGGGTCACCGCCAGTAGCACGAGCCAAAGCCATGTTGAACCACTGGATTTTACCCGTGGTGTCCTGTTTCAGGTCGGTATACTGCTCTGGCGAGATATACAAATCGTACGTATCGTCAGCCAGCATTTTAATCGGCTGATTGCTTAGGTCGATTTGCTCCAGTGCGTAGTCGATCAAATCGCAAGTCATCGTGTTAGACGACGTCAAGGATTCATCGGCAGACACACCGCCAGCACGGAGAACGCGGTCAGACGACGGCGCAACCGGCGTGTTGTGACCAGTGACAAACAGGCGGTTATTTCCTGACCAAGTCGTGCCGTTAAGCGTAAACGATGTAGGATATGCGCCCGCGAGTTGCTGGAACACGGCGGTATCAAGCAACTCCATGTGGCGTTGGGGAATAACCTTACGCGAGCGCGTCGGAAAATCAACCAGCGTACGTTGTTGCTCAATCGTATCGTCGTTCGGGTTAAGAACACCAATACGGGTGACGTTGATAGCCATCGAAAAATACCCCAGATTGAGGCCTTCTTCGTTGCCGTCAAGCGTGCCACCTTCACCCACAGGAATACCAGTGAGTTTGTTGGTGTAATCGTAGGTAATTTGGTCGCCACGGGCTTTCTGGCCAAGGAACTCCTCGGCGTAGAACACAGACCCACGGCTGAACATGTGACCAAACGCAACGCGCTGACCAGGGTTAACCCAGTCTTCAGTCGCCCAGAGTTTGAGCGTTAGCGAGTTAGCAGAGGTCATGGTGGTACTAGCCATGATTCATCCTTTTGTAAATTGTTGGTTTCTGGGTTTATGGTCCGTGAAGTGGACGATGCGCTGCGTTTTATGGTGCGCGACCACGCAATGCGGCTTTAAGCTCCCGCGAGCACTGACCGTAAGGTGGCCGACTCCAAGTAACAAAATAATACAGTTGCGCGGTTAACGCAACTGTTTCATTACAGCTTCTTTTTGTGAAGGACTAAGTTTAGACCAATCACGCGCCGACATATTCGCGGCAGTTTGTGGCGTTAGTTGCGGTTCGGATATACCAGATGCAGCTGCCATACCAGATGAACGGGCGCGATTTTCGGCAACCTTTTTCATATCAGGGGATTTTGTCTTTTCTTCTTTAGCTTCTGGCTCGCGTTTTTGCTCCGGCATGCGATAACCCGCTTCTTTGATCCTATGGTACAGCTCAAGCGCTGGGTTTTCAAAACCTTTCTGCATAAGCGACGATGCGCTGCGCAAAATGTCGTTCTTCACGCGGTCTTGGAGT